TTCATCGTAATAATGAACCCGGACCATACGACCACACCTAATCTAACGAATGTACCAAGAATCTGTATCTGAGCTTCTTGATCTTCTATTCCGTCTTTAAGTTTTTGGACAAGTCCCTTTTTTTCTGGCGGTTTTCCTTCCATTTATCGACTTTTTTCTGTAAGAATTTTTGTACTTGTTTCTTGATTTTGTCAAAGAAAGGTGTAGCAAGGGTGGTAGTGGCTACAGCGGCAACAGCTGCATAAGTTGCGGTGGCAACTACTTCTGCTGTTGGTAAAGGTAAATCTATTTTTATAACTGGTACACGTAGAGTAGGTTGCTCAACTTGTGCTGTTTCTTCGTCTTCACTAGGAGCTTCTTCCATCTCTACCCCTTTCGGAGCTTGTAAATTAGTAGGAGGTATAACAATAGGTGGAAAGACTGGCATATCTGCAGTAGGAGGCTCTAGAGGGATGCTAGGCATATCTAGAGCATCTGGTAACTTACCGCGTCCTAAATTGATGGATGGGATTTCCACTATAATTATAAGTAGTTATTTTTTGCAGCTGTTAATACTACTTGTCGTTGTGTGATAGTAAGACGAGTATTCCAAATACCTAGAAAAATACAATCACCTGTTGATGGTTCTCCATAAGGTCCATTATTCATACAAATACCTACATTAGACGTTGGCCATACACCATTACCACCATCGGTGTTGTCATAATTATTTTGAGTACCATTGCTTTGTAACATACCAGCTCCATAATTACTGACATTGGTTATCTCAGCATAGTGTACTGCAAAAACATTTCCTATGTCGGCACTTTGTTCCAAAAACCCATTACCCATATAATATCTACCAGTACCACTGTCCCAATGGCCTATAAACCAGTTATGACTACCACTAGTACCGTTAGCTTGCCACATACGCTCGTCAGTACCACTAGAAGCATCGTATGATGTCATATGTATCATGGTAACATTTGCATTACCCGGCCAACCATCTATTATTTGCGTACTTGCTGAAGTGGTCGGCCAACGCCAACAATCGACACTAGCACTTAAGTTTCGACCAGTTCCTGTAGTAGTTCTTTGACCACCAGAAACTTCGCTAAGACGATTATTACCTGATCTATCGGTCCATTTATTACTACTATTATCCCATCCTTCAGACCCATTTCTATCTTCCCAATCATACCAAGCATAAGGTGCTGGGACCGAGCTTTCCATCGGCATCCAACTAGGTTTATTTAATTCCCAAGTAGTTAATGGTTTACCACCACCTAAGAACATTTGTTGCATCGGTGTCATATCAACTTAACCCCGAACCACTAATATATGCAAGGTTCTGTGCTTGATACCATACAGTAGCCATACCACGGGCAGCAAGGGTACGGTTCCCTGTACTACCATCACTTGTCCAGTAAACAGTATTGTTTGAACCTTGAGTTAACGTAATAGAAGAACCGCTGTGATTAACTATTGTAACTGCATCTCCACTTGCAAAAGTGTTATAAGGAATAGTCACACCTCCACTTGTATTTGTTACACATTTACCACGATCAGCAGCTACTAATGTATAAGCAGAGGTTGTTGCATTCGCAGGTATAGCTCTTAAGTCGCCAAGTGCGTCATGTACTTCACCTTCTTCTGTTACCTTTGCTGCTTGAGCATATGATCCACTTGTTTTAGTTACAAAGTAAAGATCATTATCGCTTTGTGAAGCATATATTCGCCACCAATCTCCATTATCATCTCCTTCGTCTGCAACTAGATCAAGAACTGCATCAGCACCTTCACCACCTTTAACAATGACACTACCGCTAGTCACTTCTATATTCTGATTAAATGTCCAGCAATCTGTAGAGTTTACCCATTTAATTTCCTTATCTGAAGCACCTTTAAGTGTAATACCACCACCATCAGCAGTTGTGTCTGAAGGAGTATCTACGCTACCTAGTTCAATATTTTTATCATCTACAGTTAAAGTAGTAGAGTTGATTGTAGTAGTTGTACCACTTACAGTAAGATTACCAGATAGTGTAAGACCAACAGCAGTAAGTAAACCAGTACTAGGATTATAGGTTAAACCAGTATCAGATTCCACCTCTTGACTTCCAGTAGCACCATCTACAAATACTGGATAAACAGTTTCGTCTGTAGAATTATTAGCAGCTACATTTACTGTTGATGCAGTAGAAGCTGTAGCAGCGTTACCAGTACAAGAACCAGCTGAACCAGATGCATTACCTGTAACATCACCAGTTATATCACCAGCAAAACCAGTAGCTGTTAATATTCCAGTATTTGAATTGAAAGTTAAATTTGTTCCTGATTTAGGAGCTAAGTCTCCTGTAGCTGCTGTAGTAAATAAAACATTACAAGTTGTATCTGATGATTCATCTGCAACTGTAATAGTTGTTGGAACAGGTACAGTTTGCCATGAACAAGTGTTATCTCCATCTTCTCTTAGGAATTTAGTTCCACCTGATTCACCTGTTGATTTAATAGCTGTACCTTCTGTATCAGCTGCTAATGAAGCTATTGTTTTTTCGACATCTGATCCTGAATTATCATAAATAATTGAGTCAGCTTTAATTTTTCCGTATGCCATGAGATTAAGAAATTAGAATGTATTTAGAGTTTGCAGGAATGGTAAGAACTACGCCACTTGCAATGGTTACATCACCAACGCTCATAGCATTTTTATTTGTAGTTATTGTATAGCTGCTAGATATTGTCTGATTTGTTTCAGTTAAAACTGTGGCTATTGGTTCCCAACTAAGAGTACCAGATCCGTTTGTTTGTAGAAACTCACCAGCTGTACCAGTTCCGGGTACACCAGATGATGCACCAATATCAGCTTTAGAAATTAAGTTCCCTGTTGCTGTAACACCACCTTGCCAAGAACTTCCGTTATATACACGTAATTCGTTAGCTGTAGTGTTAAATACTAAATCACCTGTATTTAAACTAGAAGTAGGATCAGAAGACGCTATTCTATATTGATCTGCAAAATTATTAACACTAGCTATATTAGTAGCTACAGTATTAACATTTGATATAGATCCAGCGACGGTAGTTATATTACTATTAGCACCAGCTACTGTACTTATATTAGTGTTGTTACCAGCTACAGTATTAACATTAGTAATAGAACCAGCTACAGTATTAACATTACTGATAGAACCAGCAACTGTTGTAACTTCTGTAGCTTTTGGTGTTACTCTATGGAATGTATAAGTATGTAGTGTAGATGTAGTCTCTACGATCATACCTAATGTAGCTGCATAAGTAGTGCTATTCTCTAAACCATTTATTGTAATAGTTGCATTACTAGCTACGTTACCATTAGAAATGGTTGCAACTCCAGATCCATTAGAGGTAAGGTTTCCGCTGAGAGCTTTAATAGATATAAGAGTTCCAGCCCCGTTATTAACGTCAGGGTTAGCGTTAGGGAAAGATGTTTCATTTGCTATTGGTACAAAACCACCTACATCATCAACAAGATCTGTTATACGAGCATCTATAGCTGATGTAGTGGCTATTTTGTTGTCAGCTGCCGTCCAAGTTTCACCTGATTGTATCTCTTCTACACTACCTAATCTATAATATCTTGAATCACCTGCTAATGTAGTGAAAAAACTTGTATCATTTGCAGTAATACCAGCTTGTTCAGAATTAGTTACAATAGCATCTGCATGTAGTTTAGCTGAAGTTATTTGACCATCAGCTATATGTTCTGTATCAATAGATCCAGCTGCATAATGTTCAGAATTTATAACATCATCTTGGATGTTATCTCCATCTATACAATCGTTTGAAAGATGTTGATGATCAATACTAGCATCTACATAGTGCTCAGAATCTATAGAATCATCAGCTATCTTACTACCATCAACTGCATCTCCAGCTAGTTCTGTTCCTCTAATACTACCAGCTGTTACACTAACTGTTATTTTTCCAGAAGAAGGTGAGTCATCTGTAACAGTTATACTTTGACCACCAACTACATCTGTAGTTAAAGCTGTATCTATCTTTGCATCAATACGACCTTCAATAGCTTTAGTTGTAGCTATTTTTGTATCATCAGTTGTATACCAAGTTTCAGTACTGATAACAGTTGGGTCACCTGTTAACCAAGCTTTATCAACTTTATCATTAGATTCTTGGGTTACATATAGGTTTTGTAATGAGTTATCGTTTAAATCATTAGAACGTATAGCAGAACCGGGATAAAAAGTAGCCTTAGGTGAATCATAAGCTGTACTTCTATATATCCTAATAGCTACATCAGTACCCGGAGGTGTAGGTGTATTAGCTGTTGTATTGTTGACAAATTGGACCGTTGTTGCGTTAAGTAATCTGAAGTTTGTTGTGGCGACTCCATCAAGACTTGCCTTGATATCGGAGTCATCTAAATATGGGAATGTGAACGAGTAATCAGTGGTGGAATTGTTACCCGTATAAGTATTTTCAATTGTTACGGTCATGTTAGAAGTCTAATAAACGTCTTAAATCCTCTTTTGTTTCATTTGCTTCTAGAGCTGCTGGTATATTACCTTGTCGTAAAGCATTTTTAATTCTAGTGTTCTGTAAGCCCACCTGTGAATACTGCGAATGATATCTCTCCAATGCAGAGCACGCATACTTCATAGCATTTCTATGAATCCTAGATAGTTCTTGATGTACGACCAACTCTTTAAGTGGATAGTCTTTTTGTTTTTTCCATCCTCTAGCTTGTTTATATTCCTTCATCTTTCTAGTCCAGAACCCATCTTCTGAATTCATCATACCTTCAATCTGTCCAGCTAAGTTCATATTCTTAGCTATCCAATTATTGATCCAATGACGATCTTCAGGACTTAATAACTCTTTAGTAATAGGATTGACCCTCATACTCTGTACGTTATCCCATCCTGTACTAATCAACCATTGTCTCCAAGGCTCCATATCACCATTGGATTTACCAAATGGCATGAAAGCATTAGCTGCAGCAGTAAGAGGTTCGTGGAATCTAATTGGCTTACCTGTGTATATATCTAACTGATCTACTAAACCGGGAGGACTCATAAACTTCCATTTGTTAGCCATCAATGAACCCCAGTCATTTTCCACATCTTTTAGTTGTGGAGCTATAGCTTGATTCAATACACTTCTTATACCAGATGGTGCAAAAGGTATTAAAGAATCAGCTTGAGATACAACAAATCTATTAAAAGCACCTTCATCTCCAGAGAACATAGATACTAATGGTTCCATTCCACTAAGGAATGTTTTATTAGCTACGTTCATACTAATAGAAAATGCTATCTTTTGATACAGCTGTTCAGTTAATGATTGATCTACACGATTAGAGAAATAAACTGCATCTCCAACAAGACCAAGTAATGAATCAAATGGTTCAAATCCTTTGTAGCTATGCCATTCACCAGTGATAGGGTTCTTAATGGAGTTAGGTTCCCAGCCCATACTGATCATACGCTTACGTTCACCAGCATTTTGAGGTCCATTACCAGTTAAATTACCATTCAATGCCCATATACCAGCACCTGTAACTACAGTAGCCCCCATTAACTGACGACCAATGTACTCAGATTTAAGTGTACGGAATGCTTCATCACTGTTTTCAAGGCCATGTTCCATCAATACTTCAGCTATTTCCTGTTTAGTAGAAGCTGTGAATACCTTACGAACCTTAGTTTGAAGGGGTATTAAACCACTACCGGGAGTAAATGTCCAAGATAGATTCAAGGCATTTAAACCAGTTCTAGGGAATAGGAATAAAGATCTTGCAGCTGGAACTTTTTCCAGCATTGTGTTTAAGTCATTTGCTAATTGACTATCTAAGTTAAGTGCTATCTCTTGCGAAGCATGTTTAGCTGCCTTATCTGTTAATAATCCAGTATGATCAAATGCTTGACTATACAATCTTTTCTGTAGTTTATCGAAAGCTTCTCTACTAAATCCACCTTTAGTTTCTTTCATTAAGATATTATATGCTTTAGCTCTAGCAGAACCACTAGCCATTAATGAGTTAGTAAAACCATCAATAGCATACATAGCATTAATACCCCATCTAACAAATGGGTTATTGTTATACCATGATAAACCTTTAGCTATATTCCACATAGCCACTTTACCATGATTACCTTCAGATTTCCAGACACCAGACATAGCTTCTAGTGCTTCAAAGTTATCCATCTTAGCCTGACGTAAATCTGCACGACCACGCATCATAGCTTCTTCAGGACGTGACTTGGCTAAACGCCATTCATCACCCATTACTTTATAAGCACGTTTAAAGTTCTCCATGACACCACCATAAGTCCAAAGAGCTTTCTGGAATGTGGCTGTATCCCCTGTAATTTTAGCACCAGCTAGTACTGTAGCAGGTTTAAATGCAGCTAACATGGAGTTACCTGTTAGTGCTCTTAGTGGTGCAAGACCAGATAAGATATGGTTATACCTTACACTATGTAAACCTTTAACAATTAAACTAGGTACTTGAGGGTTACCATCATAGAATGCTTTCTTTAAGAAACCTACGTTTTCTTCAGCCCATCTGTTAAGTTTATATATTTGATCAACTTCACCATTGGTAGCTTCCATTGCTAATGCAAGTGGCTTTAGATATTCAGGATTGTTTTTAGCAATAGTTTCTAATGTTTGATAGAACTCATCACCTTTATCTTGTACAGCTTTCAAACCTTTAGCAAAATCAGTGTTTTGATCCATAATCCAAGCCTTTAAAGCAGCTGGATTTTGAGCACCTGCTAGTTGTTTATACTCACCTACCTTATTAGATATGTATTGGTTAGCTCTAACTTCTCTACTTAATAGCTTAAGCTTTTCAACAATAATTTCCTGTTGTCTACCAGTCATAGCAACATCACCAATCAGACCAATAGCAGATGCTGTATCAGCAATTGTACCAGCAGCTTGGTTAGTAACTAAAGCAGATGCACGCATTACTTTAGGGTTATATACCTGTTCAAATGATTTAATAAAAGCTTCATTAACAATACGCCACTCTTGTTGACCCATGTAATTCTGCTTATTAAAGAATCCAGTTTTCATATCGTTGACAATGGATTCCATCTGACTTAGTTTAATGTCAGGGTTGAAGACACTATTATATAAGTTAGTGACAGCTTTATTTATTTCATCTGGAGGTATAACTGTCCCATCAATCTTAGCACCGACGTTAGCAGCTATATCTTTATCAAATAAATTTCTGTAAGCTTCAGCTCTTTCAGATGGATTAGCATTAGCCATCCTCTGTATAAATCTATTACTTACAAAAGGTCTAGCTCTACCATTAACTGTACCTACATTGTTTTGTATCCTCCAATTATCTATCTTAGCTTTAATTGGATTAGGTTCTAATTCAGTAACAGCTCTACTTTGTGGTCCAAGGTCAGGTGTATTGATAAATGGATCATAACCTCTATCACCTAATGGATCTCGTATTAATCTACTAACTGCTTCAGCTCTTTGAGCTTTAGTTCTACTAGATCTACGACTTAAGACACCAAAGCTAATTGGATCTTCCCCTTCAAAACCTGTAGCATGTCTAGCTAAAGCACGTTCTGCAGCTTCATCTCCGGGTATGACTTTCATAGCTTTAGACAAAGAAAATGCAGATGTAAGTAAATCTACACCAACACTTAGTCCAGCTGACTCATAAATATTTTTCTTTCTTATTACGTCTGGACTGTCACCATCTCTGGTAGCCCATGGTATATCCCAACCTAGCCATTCATTTAGAGCTGCAGCTATATTATCTTGTTCTTTAGAATGAGAAGATATAGCAGTAACAGCTGTGTCTACACCAGCATGAGCACCTATTGTACCAAGGATACGTGTAGCCTTAGGTATAGATCTAGCAGCTGTAGCAGCTTTTAAGCTACCTGTAACTGCACCACCACCATACATTGTAGGTATAATAATTGAAGCAGCTTCTCGGATGGCTTTGTGAGCTGGGTGATTAGATCGTGGTGAGTTCTCATCCCACCATTCATTAACAGGTTTTAAGAACGGTACTAATGCAGCAGCATCAGCTATAAAATCAGCAACACCTAAAGCTGGTATAGAACCAGCAGCTACGATGTTTTCTAATCCTCTGGACCACTCTGGTCTAGCATCCCAATCTTCTTGACTGACGTTAGCAGGTTTCTGTAAACCATATTGAGGTTTCTGTTGCTCTTCATAACCACCCCATGAGTGATCACCCGGACCTCCTTTAACAGCATCAGCTGTAGTAGTAGGTTTAGCAGCAGTTTCAGGTACTATTTCAGATTGTTCTTTAGCTTCACCACCTTCTTGTTGAGTCTTCCATTCTTCATATTTACGTTGCTCTTCCTGTTCAAACCTTTCTTTATCTGGATTAGGTAAGGCACTGTTGGCTTGTATCGAACTACTATTATCCATATGCACCTCCAACTAATAGTTCAGTCCAATCTAATTTATCTGGATCACCTTCTGGATCTAAGTTTAAATATGCATGATAGTTTGCTGGGTTCCTAAACATATTGAAATAAGCTGTTGTATTTTTATCAGCATGATTATTAGTAGTTGGAGCGTCTTTATGCGAAAGTCCACTATATTTAAGAGACACATGTATACCATTGGTGCTTTGATGTGCTCCTACAATATACTTCTGATACTCAGGTTTAATTTGACTAAATGCTACTTTATGCATTTGTAAGAGTTGTGGAGGTATTTCAAACTCAGGATCAATCAACTTCATCTGTGCTTCTAAGAACATCAGTTCAGTCATCTTAACTTCACCATTTGGTCCAATACCAAACTTACTTACATAATGAGATACATCTGTAGGGAATCCAACGTTCCTACCTTGAGACACATTATCAAAGAACTCTCTTACTGTAACAGGTTCTAACAATACTTTTTCATAAGGTAGTTTAGGGTTAGCAGCAAATTGTTCTGCAGTCATTTCGCTTAAAGGTATTGCGTGACGTTTAGCACCCAGAGAAAATGTACCAAAATGAGGTGCAAATGTATCACCTTTTCCTGTTGTAGTTATTTTATAATCGTTCTTAACATCTACTTCAAATCTTTCTAAAGCTTGAGTAAGTACTTGACCTCTACTTAATTTAGGGTCTTGAGCATAGGTAGTGAAATACTTTTTAATCCTACCTTTACCTACATATGCAGCTAAAGCAGCTGATGTTACATCCTCAGATTCAAATCCATAACTATGTAAAATATCTTCAATTCTAGCATCTACATGATCTTCAAGTAATTTTAATTCAGCTGTATCAGGTTGAGTTTTATCCTGTTCTTTAGCAATCCCCATCCATGTAGCTTCATTCTCAGGTGATAACATCATTGACTTAACAATGCTAGTAGTTACCATACCTTGAGCTTTTAATTTTTGAAGTGTAGGTTCATAGATAGTATCATTAGCTTCAGAAACATGATCTTGTACAAATGTCGCTAACATTTGAGACATTTTATTATCAGGACCATATAACCTATTAGCTTCAGCTATCATACTAGCTAATCTAGCTGGTTCTAATGGAGTTTCTCTGTTTAATAATTCGTTTCTAAAAAGTAATGTATTCTTAACTAACTTAGCATTACGTATTTTTGTAGCTAGTTGATCACTTGCAATTACTTTAGTATTATAATTAACTAAAGCTTGATCAAGTTCAAGTGCTCTTTTAGCAAACTTATTACCATATTTTACTTTCTTACCATCAACTTCAATCTCCATATTTTTAAGATATTCTATTTCTACTGGACCAAGCAATCCTCTAGTAATAGCATCTATCTGATTATTATGCTCTGCTGCTAATACTCCAGCTCGACCTTCACCATTGGGACCAAATTTCTTTTGTACAAATTCCCAATAAGTACCTTCTTTAATTCTAGTTTCTGTGAGTTTAGCTTGTTCTGCTTGTACTTTACTTTGCTCTGCTTTAGCATTCTTCTCCATTAAGGTTGTTCTTACACGACCTTCTGCTCTAAGAATACTTTCTCTAGCATATTTAGAAAGGAGTTTATTACTAATACCTGTATTTTCTTTTACTTCATTCAGGTATTCTGTTCTTATTTTCTGTCGTATTACTTCAAAAGCTTCTATATTACCTTCAGCAGTAGCGTCATGTAATGACATTTTTCTACCTTTGAAGTCGTATTTATTAGCTTGTTTCTTTATAATACCATTAACTCTATAATCCTCACCTGCATTCATAGCAACACCAACTCTAAACCCTTGATTTCCTAACCAACTGAGTTTATGTATTTGGTTTATTTGTTCCCATGATGCACCTCTCTTACGTGCTTCTAATACTGCAGCGTTAGTACCTTGATAAGTGTCATCTAAGACACCTGTAGCATCTTGTATACCTTTAGCAGTATTCCATGAAAGACCTAGATCTATTGCTAGGTTCATTCCATGGTCTTGTCTTGCCTTAGCAAAACCTCGTGCACCTTTAACGCCTAAGTCAATTGCACTATCTGACCAACCTTCTAATTTCTTAGCTGTTGCTTGAGATGCTTTAAGTTTATCTTCAGCATTTTTAATTAAACCTTCATGCCTTGTAGTTAAAGCTTTTTCAAAACCTTCAGCAAAGTAAGATTCAAGTTTTCTGTTACGTGCTCTATCTGCTTCTTCAGCTTGGAACTTAGCTTCCAGA